GTCTTAAATCCATTCACACCAAGCCGTATTCCATTTTGTGCAGTTCCTTACGAGCTAAACCCTTACGGATTATTCGGTATCGGTGTTGCTGAGAATATGACTGATACACAATTATTGATGAATGGGTTTATGCGAATGAGTGTGGATAATGCTGCACTATCAGGCAACCTGTTGATTGAGATTGATGAAACAAACCTAGTACCAGGACAAGACTTATCTGTTTACCCTGGCAAAGTGTTTCGCAGACAAGCAGGAGCGCCTGGTCAAGCAATCTTCGGCACAAAGTTCCCAAACGTATCTAATGAGTTGCTAATGATGTTTGATAAAGCTCGTCAGCTATCAGATGAGAGTACAGGCATTCCGTCTTTCTCACACGGTCAAACAGGTATCACAGGTGTAGGTCGTACTGCTTCAGGTATGTCTATGCTTATGGGTGCTGCGGCTCAAGGTATTAAGACAGTGGTGAGAAACGTAGACGATTATCTACTAGCACCATTAGGTAAGGCATTGTTTAGCTTTAACATGCAATTCAACTTCGACAAGCAATTTGCTGATGGTGATCTTGAAGTAAAAGCTAGAGGTACAGAAAGCTTGATGCGGAATGAGATCCGTAGCCAACGCTTACTACAGTTTATGCAAATGACGCAGAACCAACAAATGGCCCCGTTTGTTAAATACGATTATGTACTTCGTGAGTTGGCAGCTTCAATGGATCTTGATGAAGATAAGATCTTGAACGACCAACGTGAAGCAATCATACAAGCCAAGATGATGGCTGAGATACAAGCGATGATGCCCCCACCTCCACCGCAAGCTGCTCCTGCTGAAGGCGCACCTAACCCTAGTGATCCTACAGGTAATGGTGGTGGAAATATAGCACCAGGATCAGCACCAGAACCAGGCGCACCAGGATTTACTGGATCAGGCGGCGGTGACAATGGCGGAAATGAACCAGCGCCAGCTAATGCACCACAACAACCACCAGTACAATAATAAATAACCACTAAGTATTCCAATTTACTGGAACACTGGAACACCCCCCCCCAAACATCATTATAATTAAACAGTAGGGTTAATACACCTATGGATAAACAACTGTATCGTGCGCTGCTTATGTTGGTGAACGATAAGAAATCAATGGAACTTCTAAAGGAATATGCAGAAGCAAAGATCGCACTGCACCATAAACAACTAGAAGCCTCAAAAGATCACCACGACATTCTAAGAATACAAGGCGCTATTGCTGAGTTGCGTAGATTTAAAACACTTCGTGACGAAGTAGTTAAGGGAGCAGAATAATGAATAAGAATGCTAGAAAAGTTAAGGGTCTTAAAACCCGTAACGGTAAGCCTGTATGGAATAGCGATGAAAATACTGAGAATTATTCAGAGAAAACTTCATCGTTTGAATACGGTGATGGTATTCTTGTAACCCCTACAATCGATCCTAATACAGGTGAGTACTACAATCTAGATAAGCTGTTTGAATATTACAAAGAGAACGGCCCTTACGATATGTATACAGGCGAAAAGTTACCTGTATTCGAAGATGAAGAAACCGCTACAGAATATTCAAAGTGGCGTTCCGATAACTTATTCAATTTCGATCTATCAGACCAAGAGTTCTACACAGGTGAATCTGGCATGTACTCAAAGCAAGACGGTTCTGACACCAGTTTAGCAGACAGAAAGCAAGACATGATCGATTTTGTGGCAGGAGCAAGGGACAAAGTTTATGACGTATTTGGCATTTCTGATGATGAGAAGACAGGCTTTGCGCTGGGCGGTCTGGCAGTTGCTAACAAGGGAATTAAAACAGTTGAAGGACAGGACATGGCTAAGAAAAAATTCCAATTAGACCGTAAGAAAGCCGATAAGAACGGTGACGGTAAATTAAGTAAATATGAAGAAACTACAGGTGAAGCCATACAAAAAGCTATGGATGATGACGAGCTACCTGAGATGTATCACGGCGGTATGGCTTGTGGGTGTAGCGGAGATTGCGATGGCAGTTGTATGGGTATGATGTCTGACCCAGAAAGCGGCAACCCTATCCCTGTAGGATCTAGTGCAGAGAATGTACGGGACGATATCGAGATCATGATATCTGAAGGTGAATACGTTCTCCCTGCCAACGTAGTTAAATGGCACGGTCTAAAACATATTATGGATATGCAATCAGAAGCCGAGATGGGCTTGATGAGCATGTATGATACTGGGCTTATCCAGTACACAGACGAAGAAGGTGCTGAAGAACCTGAAGAGGTAGAAGCAGCAGAAACAGATGCTCCTGAAGAGGACATCGAAGTCGAAGTCGCTACTGTAGAAGTAGACGACAAACTTGATGATGATGAGGAAACTGAGGAGATTTCCCCACGCACATCAAACCTACCAAGTGTAATGCAACGAAAGAGTTATGCATTTATATCTTAATTAAGGGCTACTCGCTTTATGCGACCCCCGTGAGGCAATAATGGCAAAATATCGAAGAATAGAAGAAGAAGACAATGGGCTATCTTATGCAGAAGAGTTCGAAGCTCAAAACCCTGCAAAAGAGCCTGAAGTAGTTGAAGGCGAAGATACAACGTATAAGAAACGATATGGTGATCTCCGACGACACTCGCAGCAGTTGATGCAACAAAAGGATCAAGAGCTACAAAAAATGAAAGCTCAACTAGATCAGGCCGCCAAAGGTCAGATTAAGTTTCCTAAGACAGATGAAGAGATTGATGTCTGGTCTAAGAAATATCCTGATGTAGCAAAGATTGTGGATAGTATCGCCCAAAAACGTGCTAATGAAGCACTTGCAGAAGGCGAGAAGCGTATGGAAGGATTACGTCAGTTAGAAACTAAGCTTACTAAAAAGGAAGCTGAACAAGAACTGATGAAAGTACATCCTGACTTTGGCGATATTAGACAAGACCAAGGATTCCATGAGTGGGTTGCTATGCAGCCAAGCTATATCCAAGATGCTTTATATAAGAATAACACAGATGCTAGAGCAGCTTCTCGTGCAATTGATTTATATAAAGCTGATAGAGGTGCTTCTAAAACTAAATCTAAATCAGCAGCACATGCTGTAGGTAGAACATCATCATCTACACCTAAAGCCGTAGGAAAAGCTAAGTTCTCTGAAAGCCAAGTACAACAAATGAGTAATGTTGAGTTTGGTAAGAACGTAGAAGCAATTGAAGAAGCCATGCAAACTGGTAACTTTGATTACGATCTAAGTGGTGGCGCTAGATAGGGTGTTGCAATGACACTTAACTAGTGTTATAATAAAGGTGAAGTGGCGAGGGATATACTGTCGCCCCTTCCCAGCTTTTTAATGATACGTCTTCTAAAGACATATCTTCTGAGAGCTAAATTTCTCAACTACAGAATAGAGCCACCTTACGGTCTACCTCTATGTCTTAATATAATACAGAAGAATATCGACGTTTAGTCTACCAGTGTGTTAAGGCCCGTCTTTCTATTTAGTTGCAACTTCATAGTTTTTCGCACCCTTATTTATCACTGCCACTCAATTGTCCTCTTCGGTTTTGTTCAGGTTTCGGCCTAGCCATTTCACAAGGAGTACATCAATGGCAATCGCAAAAGCATCGGGGTATACAAACCTCAACTCAGGAAATTTTTCGAGTGTAATTTATTCGAAGAAAGTCCAACTCGCATTCCGTAAAAACACTGTTACGGGTGCTATCACTAACTCTGATTACTTTGGGGAAATTGCATCCCAAGGTGATACAGTTCGTATTATCAAAGAACCAGAAATCTCAGTATCACAGTACAAGCGTGGGACAACCATTGCTGCACAAGATTTAACTGATGCCGATTTTTCATTAACAATCGACAAAGCTAACTACTTTGCTTTCAAGATGGATGATATCGAAGATCAATTTTCGCATGTCAATTTCATGTCTCTTGCAACAGACCGTGCAGCACACCGTTTAGCTGACCAGTACGACCAAGAAGTTCTTGGCTATCTATCAGGTTATAAGCAGTCTGCTTTACATGCTAATGCAGCCGCAGTTAACGACCAAGTAAATGGTTCTAAAGCAAATGCAGCAGCAGGCTCTGATGAATTGTTAGCTTCAATGAAGTTAGACAAAGGTGCATTTGGTAACATCACAACGTCTTCTGCTGGCGCTCATTCGATCCCATTAGCAGCACGTTTACCAGGTGCAACAGCACTACCTACAGCTACATGTTCACCAGCAATGGTTGTAGCTCGTATGAAGCGTCTATTGGATCAAAATCAAGTTGATTCAGCAGGTCGTTGGTTATGCGTAGATCCAGTATTTATGGAACTACTAGCTGACGAAGATTCACGCTTCTTGAACGCCGATTACGGTGACTCAGGTGCGCTTCGCAATGGATTGGTGTTAAATAACTTCCACGGCTTCCGTGTATATACATCATCTAACCTACCAGCAGTTGGTACTGGCCCAGGAACATCTGGTGCAGCTAACCAAAACGCCCATTTCGGTGTTATAGTAGCTGGTCATGACTCAGCGGTGGCAACAGCAGAACAGATCAACAAAACGGAAACATACCGTGATCCAGACAGCTTTGCAGACATCGTTAGAGGTATGCACCTTTACGGTAGAAAAATCCTACGCCCAGAAGCGTTGGTTACTGCGAAGTATAACGCAGCTTAAACTTTTTATGGGGCTGGCTACGTGTTAGCCCCATTCCTCTATTTAAGGGTAAAATATGCCTAGCACCTATATAAGTTTATGTAATCAAGTACTACGCCGACTAAATGAGGTTGAGCTAGTGGAAGGTGATTTTGCATCTGCTTCTGGAGTACAAGCATTAGTTAAAGATGCTGTTAAATCTGCGGTAGCTAAAATAAACCAATCTGAGTTCGAGTGGCCTTTCAATGCGGCTGAAGAAACAGATACGTTGGTTGTGGGTCAGGAAGAATACACATGGCCTTCATTTTATAAAATAGCTGATTGGAACAGCTTTCAAATCCAAGAAAATACAGCACAAGGTGTAAGCTTTACGACCTTGAAGCATATAGACCGTGACGAGTGGTATAAGAACCACAGGGATAATGATTACGCATCAGGCACAGATGGTATTAGCGTACCACGTTTCGTATTCTCTTCACATGGTAATGGCTACGGTGTTAGCCCATCGCCTGATAAAGCCTATACTTTAAAGTTTAGATACTACCAGAACTATTCTGATATTACGGCAGCGGATGATGTTACTAGAATTCCTGATAGCTATGATACAGTCTTAGTAGATGGTGCTTTATATCATCTCTATATGTTTAAAGATAACTTAGAAGCTTCAAATGCTTCTTTCATGGCCTTTGAAAAAGGTATCAAAGACTTACAAACTTTATACATTAATAATTACGAATACATTCGTGACACACGGGTTAAATATTAATGCCTGATCAAATACAATCTTTCAAATTAGTTTGTAACGGCGGTCTGAACTCCAATGAAAATCATTTAGATTTATCGGATAACAGTCCAGGCGCAGCTACTCGCATGTTGAATTATGAGCCGTCATTGTTTGGCGGCTATCGACGTATTGAAGGGTATGATGAATACGATCCTGATTATGGTGAAGTAACAGTAGCAGGTTCATCTACAGGCCAAGGCAAAGTCCTTGGCATTGCTATTTTTAAGAATGATGTAACATCAAGCACAACTGTTATTGCCGCACGACAAGATGCAGGAGCTAGTACTTATAGCTTTTATTATTATACTGCATTTATCGGATGGCGTAAGTTTACTTTAGATCATGGTGTTACACGGTCTATGACTGCAAATGGTCTAACTGTTAACAGACTACGACACCAACAGTTTAACTTCGGTACTGGTAATAAGATATGCTTTGTAGACGGTGTTAATGAAGCGATTATATTCAATGGTACTAATTGGAAAGAGATAAAATCATCTCACGCTGGGGGCTATCATGCATCCAATAACACAGCAGGGGGCGCACAAGCACTAAATGCTCCTGCATTGGTAGATGTATTTGAAAACCATTTGTTCTTGGGTGGGCATGAAGCTAGTAGGGCGGCTATCGCACACTCTGCCCCTAATGATGCCTATACATGGACTTCGGCAGCAGGAGCAGGGCAGATATCTGCTGGCTTTGATGTTGTGCAGATCAAACCTTTCCGTGATAATCTTTTTGTATTTGGTAATAAGAATATCAAAAAAATTACTGTAACTGCATCTAATGCTTTTGCTCTTGAGAACGTAACAAGTAACATTGGGTGTGTGGCTAGAGATAGCGTACTAGAAATTGGTGGAGACTTAATGTTCTTGTCTCCTGATGGTTTTAGACCTGTTGCTGGTACATCTAGGGTTGGTGATATTGAGCTAGAAACCTTATCTAAGCCAATACAATCTACACTTGTTGATTTGATTAAGAATGAAGACATGGACGCACTAACAGGCGTTGTTATACGTTCTAAGTCACAGGTACGTTATTTTGTTACAAGTACTAATGGCAGTAATGTAGTTGCTGCTACAGATTCTATCGGTATCATCGGTGGACTAACAGATACATCAGGTTCTATTGAGTGGGAATTTGGTGAACTACTAGGCATACGAGCCAGTTGTGCAACATCTGATTATGTAGGCACAGATGAACTTATCTTACACGGAGATCATGATGGTAAAGTCTATCGCCAAGAAAACGGAACGAGCTTTAACGGCTCTAATATTATATCTGTTTACGCTACACCTTATTTAGATTTCGGTGAGACAGAACAACGAAAAGTAATTCGAAAGCTAAATACATTCATACGTGCAGAAGGCCCGTTCGAGATGAACCTCGCTATCGATTACGATTGGGGGGATTACAATACATCAGTACCTTCCACATATACTCAAACCAGTGACGGTGCGCCTACGATCTACGCTGGTAGAAACATTACTTATAACGGAGCAAACGTGATTTACGGCGGTGCATCCAAACCGATCATGACATCGGATATTCAAGGTTCGGGCTTTTCAGTTCGGGCTACTTTTGTGACAGACGGACAATCAGAACCATTCTCAATTCAAGGCTTAGTCTTTGAGTTCAGTGCGGCAGGGAGAAGATAAAAAATGGCAGGTTATACACGGCAATCAACTGCTAGTATTATAAATGGTTCTAGTATTACAGCGCCTCCAATCAATGCGGAATTTAACCAACTATTAGCTGCGTTTAATGCAGCAACAGGACACGGGCATACAGGTGGTACAGGAGATGCTCCTAAGATACCATTAACAACTTCTGTTAGCGGATATTTACCATTAGTACATGGTGGTGTTGGTGGTCGTAATAACGTAACAAATTCTGTTCCTACAGCTAATGATGATAGTGGCGATGGGTATGCTCCAGGCTCTATCTGGGAGAACTCTACTACAGGCCGTGTCTACATCTGTGTTGGTAATAGTTCTGGCGCAGCCGTTTGGCGTGAGCTAGTACAAGTTGATAGCGGTAATGCTATACTTCCTGCATCTAATAACACTGTAGATTTAGGTAACAACTCTACACGCTTCCAGGACTTATTCCTAAGTGGTGGTATTGCGGCAGCAGGTAATGTAGCCATCGGTGGTACACTTACGACTACGGGTACATCTGCATTTACTGGTCTTGCGACCTTTGCTAATTTATCAGCTACAGGTACTACAACCATCACATCAGTAGACCTTAACTCAGGTGCTATTGATAATGCTGTAATTGGTTCAGCTACACCAGCGGCAGGTACATTTACGACACTTAATGCTAACACTTCTTTAGTAGCCGCTACAGCCGATATTAATGGTGGTACGATAGATGGTGCTGCATTAGGTGCAACTACCCCAAGCACAGGTGCATTTACTACATTAGGAGCATCAGGTACATCAACTCTTGCCACTGTAGATATTAACGGCGGTAACATAGATGGTACTGTTATAGGGGCTTCTACAAAAGCCGCAGGTAGCTTCACAACGCTGTCTACAACAGGTCAAGCTACCCTAGCTACTGCGGACATTAACGGTGGCTCTATAGACGGTTCTACGATAGGTGCATCATCAGCATCTACTGGGGCATTTACTACACTGTCTTCATCAGGTGGTATCACTGGATCGCTGACAGGAAACGTAACGGGTAATACCGCTGGTGTTCATACTGGTGCAGTAACGGGCAACGTAACGGGCAACCTAACAGGTAATGTAACTGCAGGTTCTGGTACATCTACATTCACTAACGTAGTAGTCAACGGCAATCTTAATATGAATGCTGGTACATCTGCTACTATTACTAATCTAACAGCACCAAGTGCAGACTTAGATGCCGCCACTAAAAAGTATGTAGATGATGAAATCTCAGGTCTTATTGGTGATGCTGGTGCAGGGCTAGATACACTAGGTGAATTAGCTGATGCGCTTAACGATGATGATGCATTCAGTACTACAGTAACTAACTCTATTGCGACTAAACTACCCAAAGCTGGTGGTACAATGACAGGCGCAATAGCCATGTCTACTAACAAGATTACTGGAGTAGGCAATCCTACATCAGCACAAGATGTATCTACAAAATTATATACAGACACACAGAGAGACACACGGGTAGCTAAGACAGGCGACACGATGTCTGGTGCATTAGCTATGGGTAATAATAAGATCACTGGTCTTGCTACACCTACTGCTGGTACTGATGTTACTAATAAGGCTTATGTAGACGGTATATTAGGTTCAGCTACTGCCGCCGCTACTTCAGCGGGTACAGCTACAACACAGGCTGGAATTGCTACTACAAAAGCAGGGGAAGCTGTTGGGTCAGCGGCGGCGGCTTTAGCTAGTAAGAATGCGGCTGCGGCATCATACGATG